TAAATGATTAATTACATTAAAGAAAAAAAGATGAAAAAAAAAAAAATAAAAAAAAATATCGTGAAGAAAACCGAGAAGTTCTTAATGAAAAAGCAAAAATATATTATGAAGAAAACCCAGAATATAAAAAAAAATATTATGAAGAAAATAAAGAAGTTCTTATTGAACAAGCAAAAAAATATTGTGAAGATAATAAAGCAAAATTATATAAAATATGTGATTGTAAATGTGGTAGAAAATATCAATATAGAAGTAAATCAAGACATTTTAAAACCAACATACATCAAAAATATATTAAAAACAATTAAGATTTTTTAAGATTTTTTACGATTTTTATTTTTTAAATGTGTTTTTGAATTTTTGTGTTTTTGTAAATTCTTATATAAATATTCTTTATTACATTCAGAGCAAAATACAGGATCATTTTTATCATATTTTAAATTTATGGATTTTGAAATATCGTCTAAATCTTTTGTATTTATATCAAATTTTCCTTTTTCATATATTAAATACTTTTCCATTATATAATATATATATATATAATTTTATTATGGAATTAACTTATTATCAAAAAAACAAAACGAAGATTTTAGAAAAAAGACGATTATATTACATAGAAAACAAACAAAAAATTATTAAAAACAATATGAAATATCAAAAAGAAAACAAAGATAAAGCAACAAAATATTATAAAAAATATATATCAAAACCAGATATAAAACAAAAACTAAATATTATCTCAAAACAATACTATAAAGATAATAAAAATGATATAATACAAAGACAAAATGAATATAGAAAATCTGATAAATATAAAATAGCATTAAAAAAATATAATATAAAACGAAGACTAAAACGAAAACAATCTAAAAATATCTCATATAATAAAACTGATATTATGAAAGAACATCAAAAAAATATAACATCAGATGGGAAATATCTTTTGAAATTTGAAAATATTTAATATTTATATATATTATAAAGATGCGAACTGTACAAACATCTATTGCTGGTGGCGGAATACTTAATTGGGCAAGTAAATTAAAAAAACGAGTTGAACAAGGAAAGAAAATTGGTGAGAAAGTAACAAATGTCTATAAATCTAAACAATTTAAAAAACTAATGGAATTTATTCCATCATCTGATGAAAAAGCAACTATTGGTTATGAAGGTGAAGCACATTCTTTAGTAAAATTAGGTAAATTAAAATGGGCAGTTGCATCATTTCTTGGACCTGGTACTCGTATTGTTGAAAGGTTAAAACGAGATGGGGCAAATAGTTTTAGAACCCCTACAGATGCTGCAGCTGAGATGCATGATTTGTCATATTATTTAGCACAACAAGCACCAACAAGAGAAGAACAAATTAAACTTGTTAGAGAAGCAGATGAAAGAATGATAAAAACAATGTTAATTATTAAAAGAGATAAACTAGATTATCCAGTCAATATTGCATTAGGACTTCGTTTAATACAATTAAAAATTATTGGGGAAGACATGGGTGCTTTACAGAAAGCCAGTTTTAGCGGTGATTTAAAAAAACACCCTGAAGCTGATGTAAAATTAGTAGAGAAAGCAATTAAGTTTTTAAAAAGTAAAGGATATTAATTTAAAAAAAAAATTGATTTTAAATTAATTTTAAAAATGATTTAAACGGAGTTCTATAAAGTTATATACAGTTATATAATGCCTCGTATCCCCACCGATTATAGCAAAGCACTTATTTATAAAATTGTATGTAATGATATTAAAATTAAAGAGTGCTATTACGGATCTACAACTAATTTCAAAGCACGAAAATTTCAACATAAATCAAATTGTAAAAATATTAATTCAACATGTTATAATAATACTAAATATCAATTTATTAGATGTAATGGTGGGTGGGATAATTGGAATATGGTTTTAGTTAAAGAGTTTGCTTGTAATAATAAATTAGAATTAGAAAGAGAAGAACGAAGATGTATGGAACAAGATGAAAACAGATTAAATGATAAATTACCAGCAAGAACAAGTGATGAAAAAAAACAATATGAAAAAAAATATCATAAAGAATATCATAAAGAACATTATAAAGAAAATAAAGAAGAAATTTTAAAAAAAAATAAAACTTATCGTGAAAAAAACCCAGATTATATAAAAAAATATCGTGAAGAAAATAAAGAAGTTATTATTGAACAAAATAAAAAATATCGTGAAGAAAACCCAGAAAAAATAAAAAAATATCGTGAAACATATCGTGAAGAAAATAAAGCAAAACTAAATAAAAAATATGATTGTAAATGTGGTGGAAAATATACACATAAAAATAAATCACAACATTTAAAAACCGACAAACATCAAGAATATATTAAAAGCAATTAAGTATTTAACTTTAACAACAAATAAATTTATTTTTTTTATTTAGGGTAAATTTCATTTTGCCTTTTCCAATTTTTACGAGCATGTCAATTGTCTGCGATATTAAAGCATAGTTGTTATAGTAATTTTCATTGCCAATTAAATATTTTAGTTCTCTTAAAACTGCCGTTTTTTTCTGAATACCATTGTAGTCAATAAAATCATTTGCATTCTTAATTAATGTCATAATATTTTCAATTAGAGATTCGTCTTGTTCTTCTTCTTTTTTAACTTTTAATTCTATTTTCTCAACACTAGTCATATTATAATATATATAAATATTTTATTTTTTATATATTATAATTCAATTTTTAATTTATTTAGTTTCTGTTTTTTCTTCTTCATCTTCATCGTCCACTAATTCACAAATCATTGTTTCCTGTTCCATTTTACTTAATAACTCGTTAAATTCCGCTGTATTTCTCTTTATAGGCATACATAATTCGTTAAAAAGATGTAAAACATAAATTTTAATAGAATTGTTATTTGGTAAATCGTGAAAAAATTTATAATATAAACTATAAAGTTCTTGCTTATCATTATCAGTTAAAATTGTATCTACAACTTCTTGAATATCAGATTTTTTAACATCTTTCAACTCGTACATAATCTCTTCTAATGTGTTAATAATAGCATTAGCTTCTTTTCCAACTTCATCAAAAATTTCATTTTCTTCTTCTTCTTTTTTTTCTTCTTTTTCTTCTTTTTTTTCAAATACTTTATCATAATCATTTTGATTTGTAATGTGATAGGCTTCGTTATGTTCGGTTTGTTTTTTAGACATTATATATATTAATATAGAAAAAAAATTCCTAAATTAATATTTATTCATTTTTAGGAATTAATCTTATATTTTTTTCTAAAGTTATATATATAATGAGCCTTCGTGAATTAATTAAACAAAAGCGACCAAATATCTCTGATACATCTTTAAAGAGTTATGTTAACTGTTTAATAAAAATTAAAAAAGATTTAGGATTTGATGATTCTCTAAAAAATGCTGAATTTTTACATGATACAAAAAAAGTAATTGAATATATAAATAAACATGAAAAGATTACAACAAAAAAAAATAAATTAACTTGTATTATAGTTGCTCTTGATGCTGATAAAAAATATAAATTTAAAAAACGAGATATTGATATTTATCAGTCATTATTACAAACATTAAATGATGAATATACACAATTTCTATCAACACAGACAAAAACAGCAACTCAAAAAAAAAATTGGATTGAATATGAAGAATTAGTCATTATAGCAAATGATCTAGTCAATATTGTAAAAAAATATAAAACAAGAGATAATTTAAATAAACTTGAAATGTCGCAATTACAAAATGCTGTGTTACTTAAAACTCATCTAGTTTTTCCAATTAGAAATGATTTATCAGAAGTTAAAATAATTCATAATATTGATTATGAAAAATTAACAGAAAATGAAAAATTAAATCATAATTGGTTATTAAAAACTGGTAAGAAAATGAAATTTATTTTTAATAATTTTAAAAATGCTAAAAAAATTGGTTCTAAAGAGTATGATGTACCTCGCAATCTAGTTAATTTATATAATATATGGTTTAAATTTAATAAATCTGATAATTTTTTAGTTAGTAAAAAAGATATGTCTTCTAAAATCACAAGTAATAATCAAACAAAATATTTTAATTCAATTTTTAAACCTTATTATCCTGATAAATCAATAAGTAGTAGTTTAATTAGACATATTGTTATTAGTCACTATGCAGAAAAAAACGGAGAACCAACTATAGCAGAAGAAAAAGAAAAGGAAAAAGAAATTGAAAATAAATATATGCATTCAACAGCAGTTAATAAAATATATAGAAAAGTTGATAAAGATGATAAAAACACAGATGATAAAAAAGAAGAACCAAAAGAAGAAATTAAAGAAGTTAATATTATTGTAGATGAAAAACCAAAAAAGAAATTAAAAACTAAAAATGTCAAGAAAGTTGATTAATATAATTTTTATGAATAATCTATTTTTTAAGACGCTTTGAAATACTTATTGCTTGTATCTGTTTTTTTGCTTTTGCAAGTGTTGTAGCT